ACTCAGCAAGTCGGGCAAAACCAAACTACCACCAACAACGCTGTCACTGACGTTCAACAAGCTATGGCAGGTGGCTTCGATAAGTTAGATGGTGGTCAGGTAGCACAGGCCCGTGATCTAGCTAAGATTGCTGCGGCTCAGACTGATCTGGATATGAACATGCGACAAGACTTTAACCAGCTTGGTGCAGCTTTCTCCGACAACGGGCAATTGATTAAAAACAGCATTGATGAGCAGGGTAATACAATCTCCCGTGCTATGGATAATCAAGGCAATCTACTGCTTCGTTCTTTCGACGTAACAGGTAAGCAGATTGGCAATAAAGTAATAAACATCAATAAATCCCTAAACGATTTGAGCAACATACAGAATATGCAAGGCGGTAACGCATCTATGGGTAATCTTAGCCCACCAATGTCTTCGGCTGTTCCTAGTTCTGGCTTTGCTTCACCGTTTGCTACGACAGGCAATACGAATACGGCGCTAGGCAGAGACAATAAATCTGACCTGTCAATGATTCAATCACAGTTTGCACCAAACCCTAATGCGTAAAATTAAGGAATTTAATTAATGCATCCAACAACAGTATCTCAAGATTGCGTAGAACTTGTTAAAAAGTTTGAAGGTCTGCACAAAGTAAAAGACGATGGAATGGTACACGCATATCGCTGCGTGGCAGGACGTTGGACTTGCGGATTTGGCGCAACCCGTGGCGTAAGATCTGGCGTTAAATGGACAAAAGAGTATTGCGAACAACGTCTTATCGAAGATCTAGATGAACATGGTAAGATAGTTAAGAAATACGTTAACGTACCTTTAACGCAATCGCAGTACGATGCCCTGACTTCATTTGTATTTAACTTAGGTGGTGGGGCGTTCAGGTCATCAACTTTGCTGAAGCGCCTGAACAGCGGAAATTACGACGATTGTCCTGAACAGATCATGCGCTGGAATAAAGCCCGTGTGGATGGCAAACTAACACCTCTTCGTGGGCTAACTCGCAGACGTTCCGCAGAGGCTGCTATATTTGCCCGTGATGCACAGTTGCCTTCTGATGAAGGCGGCCCAGCAATGCCCCAGAAGCCTACCGCAGAGGCCCCTAAATCGCTTGCTAAGAGTAAGACAATGGCAGGTGCAGGGATTGCTGGGGCAGCTACTGCAATGAATGAGGTAGCAGGGCAGATCCAAGGGTTGGTTGCCTATGCTCCCATGCTTAAAACCATCTTTTTAATCTGTGCAATCGGCGGCATTGGTTTGGCTGCATATGCACGATTTAAAGATAATAAAGAGGGCATCCATTGATGTTCATATTTGGCAAGATAAAAACCTATATCATTGCCACTTTGGCTTTAGCTTTGCCCATTATTTATGTGATGGGTCAGGTTAAGGGTCGGGCCAAAGAAAAGAATAAAGTCCTGCAAGACGATCTTCAGGCGCAAAAGAAAACGACTGATTTTTATAAGAAAATGGCAGAACATGAAGCTGACAGTCTTACTGACCGCAAGTCTCTTACTGAGCGGCTGCGGGGGAACGGTTTATAGAACCAATCTGGAAGTCTACTGCCCGCCTATAGAGCAGTATTCTTCAGAGTTTAATCAAGAATTAGCGGATGAGTTGGATGCCCTAGACGGGGATCAGACAACTATACCGATGGCAATCGCTGATTACGCAAAGCTGCGTGACCGAATCCGTGCATGTGAAAAAGAGAAGGATAATATCTAATGGGCTTTTGGTCAGACACATTCGGCGGCGGCAATAGCTTTACGGAAAGCGTAGCCAATACATTTACTCCTAATGATGGTGCATCCTATGTAGGCGGTACATTAGTGTATGACGATGACGATAATAACCCATCAAATAATGTTGTTGTACCATCCTCTGATATAGGCGAAGGCGGCACATATTCAGGATCTGCAAATAGTACTAATACAAATAACTCTGATTACAGCCCTGCGTCTAATACACCTAATGCTGAACCTGAAAAAGTAACAGGTGCTGCACCGTCAGGTATTAATAAGGTTCTAGGCTTCGCTTCTCCTGTAGGTGTTATTGGGGCTATAGCGGGGTGGGCTAATGGCCTTGACCCAGAAACCCAAGAAAAAGGCGTGTACGGCGGTAAGCAGGTATATGAAAATAAAGAAACAGGTATGCAGTATTCCTACAACTTTCTAGGGCTTCCTTACCAAGTAGAAGTAAACGAAGCAGGTCAGGTACAAGACTTCTTACGAAAAGATGCCTCTGGTAAATATCCTGGCGACGAAGGATATGATCAATCAACATCTGGTTATGAGAAAATGGCCCAAGACGCCCGTGATAACGGTGATGACGATCAAGCTGCGGCTATCCTACAAGAAGCAGAAGATAATGCTACTGAGGATGATGGAAGTAATGATACCACTAAGGGCGCAGAAACCATTATCAAGATGGCTGAAGAAGCTGGTATGGCTACAAGCAATGAACAGATACAGGCTATCCTAGATGATCCTGCGGGATGGCTAAAGGCCAACGGTGCAAGTCTTGTAGACAATCTGCCTAACCTTGACCCTGAGACTGCGGGAACCCTCCTAGACCCTACTAACCCCAACTACCTTTTAGGTGATAGTCCTACTGTTGCAGTAGCAACTACAGGTGATGCAGCTACGGTAGATGGTGTAGTTAATCCTGGCGCAGAAACGTATGATGCCAGTACAAGCGCAGATCAGCTAGGAACCGATGCGACAACGGTCGATGCAGCCACAGGTGAAATTCGTGATGAGAACCTAGTAGACGCTGCTCAGATTGATATGACAGGCGCTGCTACAGGCGTTAATGAAGACGGTACAGTTAGCGTAACAGGCGAAGCCCTCAACGACTTTGCTACACAAAACATCAGCAATATCATCGACACCTCTACAGTAGCGGGTAAGCTGTTAGCCCAGAAGCTGGGTGAAGGTAATTACACCGATAGTAAGGCTACTATTCTAGGGCAGATGGAAATTATCTCTGCCGAATTTAAAGATAGTAATGGCAACCCTGTAATACCGCCTTGGGCACAATCACTTTCCCGTGACGTTGCAAAGACAATGGCTTTCTCTGGTATCTCTGGAACCGCTATGACCGCAGCCATGAGTAATGCCATCATGGAAGCAACCCTTGGTATTGCAGAAAAAGAAGCATCGTTTTTCCAAACCCTTACAACTAAGAACCTAGATAACCGCCAAGAAGCTATCATTAATAAAGCCGCTGTACTGGCTAAGTTTGAAGTGGCAAATCTAGATGCACGTCAGGCCGCTGCGGTACAGAATGCTAAAGCCTTCTTGGAAATGGATTTGGCTAACCTGACTAATGAGCAACAGGCTGAAGTTGTGAATACACAGGCAATGGTTGATGCCATCTTTAACGATCAGTCTGCTATTAACGCAGCCCGTTTGTTTGGTGCAGAGCAAGCCAACGATATGCAGAAATATTATGACAATATGAATGCACAGATATCTTTGCAGAACTCTGAACAAATCAATCAGATGAAGCGATTTAATACTGGCGAAATTAACGACAACCGTGAGTTTAATTCTAAGCTAGAGCAGTCTCGCCAAGAGTTTTATGCAGATATGCAATACAACTTGGATCTTGCTAATGCCAAATGGAGACAAACAGTAGCCACTACAAATACAGAAATGGAATTTGAGGCGGCAACTCTAGATGTTAAAAATGCGTTTGATCTGTCTACAGAATCAATGACCCGACTGTGGGATCGTGTGGACAATCTTTTGGATTATATCTTCAAGGGATGGAATGCAGAAGCTGATCGTGACGCCACTATATTAGGCGCAGAGATTAGAGCGCAAGCAGGACAAAGCAGCGGCGGTAATGGCATTATGGATGGCCTCATAACGCTAGGTGCTGCGTGGATCAGTTCTGGTCGAGGGTGGCCCTCTGATGAACGACTAAAGACAGACATTCAGTACCTGAATACTGAAAAAGGCATAAAGATTTATAGCTGGAAATGGAACAAAGAAGCCAAGCGTATAGGGGCAGATAAGTTTCCTGCTTACGGGGTTATAGCCCAACAAGTTCAGAAAAAATATCCAAATGCTGTTTCTGTAGGTTCTCATGGCTATCTCACAGTTAACTACGGAGAAATCCAATGAAGTTTGAAGACGCAGTAAAGAAGTCGATTAAGGCTTTTATGAACGGTAAAATACCCGCCGCTACCAATAAATTAAGCGAAGAGGGAATATTTCATACCCCTGCATATTTCGATGAACTTGAAGAAGAGATGTTGTCAGAAGACAATGATGAGGAGATCGTAGATGAAGATGTTTGATTTCCCGATTGCTGGTGCGAACTACGCTGCAGACACCCGTAATTATCCTTGGCACAGGCCACCTGATATCGTCAGTTACGATGAGGGTGTTGATTATTTAATTAGAAAAATGAATGAGCCAGAAGAATTAGAACTGGTTTATGCTCTTTTAAAAATTGATACGCACGTTGCTACGGTA